CGATGGCACTGTTAGAGAAATACCATGCGATGTGCATGATTATGTATACGACCAACTAAACGTACCAGGAAGAAAAGCATGTTGGGGTGGACACAACTCTAACTTTAATGAAATATGGTGGGGTTTCCCAAGCGGTGATGGTATATATCTACCTAACAAATATGTAATCTGGAATTACTTAGAAAACACTTGGTCTATAGGTTCATTGGACAGAGGCTGTTGGATTGACCAAGGTGCGTTTGATTATCCTATAGCTGGTGATTCATCTGGTTTTATTTACCAACACGAATCAACAACATTATCTAACTCACCAAACTTAAATAGTGATGTGCCGTTCTGCACAAGCGGTCCAATAGAATTAGGTAATGGTGATAACTATGTGCAATGTAATCAGATTATTCCAGATGAAGAAGCAAACACATTACCAGGTGTAACAATAAGTTTTAAAGGTAAGTTTACCCCATTAGGTAGCGAGACAGACTTTGGTAGTTTTACCTTTGAAAGCGATGGATATACCGATGCTAGGTTTACAGCAAGACAAGTACAAATGACTGTAACAGGTAGCACAACACAGGATTTCCAAGTTGGTAATATAAGACTTAATTTAAGAAACAGAGGTAGAAGATAATGGATCTATCCTCACAAAGACAATATATACAAAGAATAGAAGTAGCGCACAGCATACTTACAACTACAGACTTAACAACATTTTATACAGCTCCAAGTGGTGATGACTTTACTTGTGCTGTAATTGAATCTATCTTGGTATGTGACCATGATAATCAGCAAACTAAGATTACCTTTACAGTAGATAATGCAGGTACTACTTACACTATATTTAAAGAATATAACATTACTGCTTATGATACAGAGGAGCTTTTAACTAGAAGTATGTTCTTACATCAAGGCGATGTTGTGAAGATACAAGCAGATCGTGCTGGTAATTTAACTGTTTATGCAAGTATTGTTGAGTATGGCAAAGGCGACTAATAAAGTAGTAGACATACAAGAGGCTAAAAGAGAGCCTTGGGAAGTTGAATGGGAAAGATGTAAGCCTTATATAGCAAAAGCTGTAAAACATCAAGATTCCTATACAATCGATGACATAGAGGATAAAATAAGGAATGGAATATTCCATTTATGGCCAGGCAAAAAGTCTGCATACATAACAGAATTTGTAATATATCCACAAGTGAAAGCCATGAACCTTTTATTTTGTGGTGGTAATTACGAAGAATTAGAAGAGATGCTGCCTTATATAGAAGAGTTCGCTAAGAAAGCTGGCATAAAAAGGCTTTACGGCGGTGGCAGAAAAGGATGGATTAGAAAGATAAAACATCTAGGATTTGAAACAGAATATTTAATTAGAAAAGACTTATGAGTAAAGGAAAAACCAGAACAGAAACATCGCAAGAATTGCCAGCATGGCAACAAGCACAATTTCAAGAGCTTTTTACCAAGGCTAAAGGTGTATCACAACAACCATTCTTACCCTATACAGGACCAATGGTTGCTGGTTTTTCACCAGATCAACTACGACAATTTCAAGCTACTAGAGGTATGTTTGAATCTGGTATGGGTTATGACCCAACACAAGCCTTACAAGGTATGGCACAAGATCAATTTAAGCCTACCATACAACCTGTCACTGGTTTTGAAGCACCAACCATAGAAGCAACACAAGCTCCAGGTGCAGCTCAAATAGGTCCAGTATCTACACCGCAGTTCAGAGGTTTATTAAGCCAAGACATAGGCGCTTATCAATCTCCGTATCAACAACAAGTCATAGATCTAGCAATGGGTGACATACAGCGACAAGCTGACATAGCAAGAACTGGCGCACAAGAAAGAGCAATCAGAGCAGGTGCTTTTGGTGGTTCACGTTCTGCATTATTAGAGTCTGAATCACAAAGACCTTACGCAGAGCAAATGGCTAGAACAGCAGCTGGTTTAAGACAATCTGGTTTTGAGCAGGCGCAAGCAGCAGCACAAGCTGATTTAGCAAGACAACAACAGTTAGGTATGTTTGGCTCAGAGCAACAGCAACAACGTGCATTACAACAAGCGCAACTTGGTCAACAAGCAGGTATCTTTGGCGCAGAGCTTGGACAGCAAAGACGTATGCAGCAAGCACAACTACAGCAACAAAGACAATTAGGTGGCTTAGACATTGCTGGCAGAGCTGCATTAACACAGCCACAATTAGAGATGCAGGCAAGACAACAAAGAGCAGGCTTGCTAGGTGGTTTACAAGGACAGCAATTACAACAATTGGGATTGCTAGGAGCAGCAGGAACACAACAGCAAGCATTACAGCAAAGAGCAATCGATGCACAAAGGGGCGAGTTCCAAAGAGCGCTTGGTTATCCACAACAACAGCTAAGTTTATTACAAGCAGGATTAGGTACACCATTAATAAGCACAACACAAACAGATTCAGAAAAAGCTGGTGCAGGTGATATTTTATCTAGTGTTTTTGGACTTTTTGGGTAGGTGATTAAATGAGTATAGGAAAACTACAAAACATGGGCGGTAACTTTGTTTCAAGACTTGGCGGTGCTGATATTTTAAAACAAGATGAATTATCTAAACTAGATCCACAACAATTAATGGCATACAACCAACAAAAAGAAGCTGCTAAAAATCTTGGTATGCGTGAGCTTTCTGCAAGACTTAGTGATGCTTTTGGTGGTAGGGATGTAACTGCTAGAGCAGCTCAAAGAAAAGCCATACAACAAGGTGAAGAAGAAAAAAGAAAAGCAGAAGAACAAATGCAAGTTTTTAAAGATGTTTCAAAAAACATATCCGCAAAAGATTATGCTTCAAACAAAGAATATTATACAGCTCTTGGAAAATCATATTTATCAAAAGGATTTGCAGATCAAGGAATAAAATTTTTAGAACTTGGAAAACCAACAACTGCAACAGATTTAACAAAACAATTAATATCATCAAGAAAAGATGAACAAAAAACTTTTAACGCAGTAAAATCTGGCGTAGATAATTTTAAACAAATAATGGATGCTGCTGAATCAGAAGGTGGTGCAGCTTCTTATGCTTTAATGGTTAAGTTTATAAAACAACTAGACGACTCTGTTGTAAAAGAGGGAGAGGTAAGAACTTTTGGAGATTTTCAAGGTCTTGCAGCTAATTTTAAAAATGCTGTTAATAAAGCTGAAGGAAAGGGTTTTACTGGAGAGACTAAAGCAGAAATTTTAAATTTAGCAAGACAAACAGTAGACAGGTTAATAAAAGACTACAATGACTACAGAGGCGGTACAGATATTTTTTATAACCAAATAGGGCTAAGTCCTGAACTTCTTTTTTCTGGATTAGAATTAAATACAGAAGGCTTGGATTTAGGAAAAACATATACAGCACAAGATTTTGAAACAATTGATGTATTAGACTAATGATAAAAAAAACAGCACAGTATGGGGATTTAGAAGTACCAGATAATTTTGATGAGTTAAGTCCTGAACAACAACAAAAAGAATTAAGAAAAGCTGCTGCTGGTAAACAAAAAATTTCACCCCAATCTGGCTCTATGTCTGCTTTAGAACAAGCTCAAGGTGTGCTTGCAGAGTCTTTACAGGGCTTGACCATAGGAACTTCTGATGAAATAAAAGCTGCTCTAGCAGAAGCTTTTAATTTGCCAAAAACAATTTTTACAGAGCAAGAATTGGGCGAAACATACACAAGGATAAAAGAAAAAGAAAGAAAAGAATTAGAAGAGTATGCTAGATTGTACCCAAAGTCAGCAATAGCAGCTAACATTGCTGGCAGCGTTTTACCAATTGCGGCATCTACCCTGTTGGGAGGGCCAGGCGGTACTGCTGCAACAACAGGTACTACAGCAGCTAGAGCAAAACAAATTTTAGATAGCAGCAGATTGCTTGCTGGTGGTATGACTAAACCAGGAGCCTCTTTAACAAAAAAAATGGTTGAGGGTGCAAAAATGGGTGGCGCACAAGGCGCTGTTGGTGCTGTAGGTTATAGTCAAGAATCAGATCCATTAACATTATCAGGACAAGCGGCAGGAGGGGCTGTATTGGGGGGATTGTTGGGCGCATCAGTTCCACCAACCCTAAAAGCAGCTGGCTATGTTCTTAATAAGCTTTCACAACCCATAGTACAAACTTATAAAAAAATATTTACTCCAGATTCTGCAAAAGTAAATTTTACAAAAAACGAAATAGAACAAATCAAAAGCATTAGTACTGATTTTTTACAAGATGAAATAGACATTGACCAAATAATATCAAAAATATCTAATAATATTTCAGCTGATAAACTTGAGGGTGTTACTCCTGTTGAAATACTCGCTGATTACGGTGGGGATGCTGTTAGGAAAAAACTTCGCGCAATGAACTTAGAAATTCCTGGAGGAAAAATTAAAGAAACTTTGGTTGAAAGGGGAACTGGAAGTGTTGAGGCAAAGGGAAAAGATTTATTGCAAGACAGAGTGTCAAATATACAATCGACAAGAATTATCAGTTCTTTGAAAAATTCAGCAAATAAAGTTATTAAAACAAAAGGAATAAATCTTGAGGGTGGGGTGGACAGTTTGTCAGAAACCATACAAAAAAAAGTAGGTCCTTTGTATGATGTGGCATACCAAAATAACAGGGCGGTTGACAATTTGGATATTTATAAATATTTAGAAGTTCCTGTAATAAAAGAAGCATACGAAAAAGCAAGAAAGAATTATTTATTAGAAACAATTAATAAAAATCCTGGTATAGGTATAAGCACAGCAGATGAAATTGGAATACCACCATTAAAAAATCTTTTAATAAAAAACGAAAATGGACAAATAGTTGGTGTTAGTAAAAACCTACCACTAGCATTTTTAGATCAAATAAAAAGATCGGCAGATGGAACTACTTATGCGTTAAAAAGAGCAACAGACAGAAGCAAAATAACATCAAGAGAGGCCAGCAATAGAAAAAATATTGCAAATCAATTTAGAGATTTATTAAAAAATTCTGTTAATGGCGATGAATATGCAGATGCTTTATCTCAGGCTGCTGATAATTTTGCATTGAAAGAAGCTTACGAATTGGGTCAAAAATCAAAAGTTTTATCAAAAACAAAAACTGGTAATGTTTTTAGTCAAGAATACGAAAATTTAAAAACCACAGTTGAAAAAGATGCTTTCAAAATGGGTGTATTTAATAATATTTTAGACGGAATAAATGCAATGACAGATAGCTCAAATCTTGCTGAGAAATTAACTAATAACCCAGCACTTAGAGATAAAATACAAATTTTATTTTCTGGAACTGACGGATTTGAGGGTTTTATTAATAGATTAGGAAGAGAAGATCAAATTGCGCAAACTGGTAAAGATGTTTTAAGAGGCACAAGTCAACAATTTGGAGATGATAGAGGTGGATTTTTACAATTTTTATCAGATCTTTTTGTTGCTGGTTCAGAGCCAACTGGGTCTGCTGGTATAAGATCACAAGCAAAAATAGCAGGACAAACCAGAGATATTCTTTTTGACACAGGAACAAAAAATCAAAAAGCATTTCAAGACATTATGTTATCGCAAGACCCAAAAAAACAACAAGATATTTTAAAACTAATGAAACAATTACAAAAAACTGAAATATCTGAAGCTGAAAAATCTAACATTCTAAGATCATCATTAATTAGAAGCACAGCACCATCATCAATAGAAGCATTAAATCAAACTTTATTTGACGATTAACCCCATGCCACGCCAATCTGAAAGAGTTGGCCGATCTGGAGAATACTTAGTAGCCTCGCTACTTTCTTTACACGCAGATACTGTAATGATAGTTCCACATAGCGCGGAGGCAGACATTGTTTTTGATGTTGACCATACTCTATATAAGTGCCAGGTTAAAACACAATCTAAAATACAAACACATAGAGTCTCATGGCAGTTTGATTTTAGGCGTGGTGCTTTTACTAAAAATAGGCAATACGAAAAAAATGCAATAGATGTTTATGCTTTGGTTGCCTTAGGTCCACAGAAGGTTGTATTTACTTTTGCAGACAGAAAAAAACAGATAACCATTAAAGACAAAGAGATGCAAGCGATGGACTCGCTTAAAAATGTAGAAAACCTATTTAAAGAGCTTCGATGTCAACAGACACTTTAGGTTCTTCGTAATGCTTTACAGAGTTCATACCTAAAGATATTAGATACTCAACCACCCTATGTGGCTCTTTCTGTTCGCTCTCACAAAAATCCTTAAACTTTTTAGCAAGATGTTTGTTTATATATACAGGTTTTCTTCCGTTCCTTTCGTTTAAGATACGATCATCAAACTCATATAAATTCATAGCTACCTCATGGTTATAGAGAAACTTCTATTGAATAATCTCCTATTTTATTACCTTTGGCATCTGTTCCATAAACCATCTGTAATTCAAGATCTATAAAGTGCTTGGCTTTTAACAAGTCAGTCACCCTATCCTGTTTCTCTCCTTTACTTCTGGTTATATATTTTAAACAACTACCTAGGTTATAAGACAGGTTGTTAGCGTATATATAATCAATAGGCTGTATCTTGGACTGCTTGTAGTGCGTTCCAGCTACTTGGTTATTGGTTGCAAGCTGATCTATCTCTTGATCCCAATCCTTTTCGTTTCCTATGTTAGTATGTGCGTATACTGTTTTATTCATCATTAATTTCTCCCAAATTTTATTAAATATTACTTGATAATTAGTAATATTGGTTTATTATAAACAAAAATATTAATAAAAGGGAAATTTATGGAAATATTAGAAAAGAATTTTGACATATCAAATACCATAGAAGTTGACGAACTAGCAGAGAGATGGGGAGTCAGCAAGAAAACAATTGATAATAGAAGGTACAGAGGACAAGGTCCAAGCTATTTTAAGATTGGCGGTAAGATTAAATACGATCTTGATGATGTGAAAAGAATGGAAAACGACTCTTATATTTCTGTCCATGGCGCACGCTAAACTCTCACCTTCAGCAGCAAAGATTTGGATGGCTTGTCCTGGCATGCCACAACTCTTGGCGAGTATGCAGGTTGAATATAAAGTAGGCATACCAGCGGCTACAGGTACACTAATTCACGAAATGGTTGAGACATTGCTGAAAGGTAGACTAAACAATCTTACCTTGGAAGAATACTACTTAGACACAACACATCATGTAGAGGACTTTGATATCACAGTTGACCAAGAAATGATTGATTGTGCTAACACTTATGTAGATTACATAGACCAAAGAATGATGGACTTGGATGTAGCAAGACCATTGATTGAAGAAAGAGTTAACATGCCAGAAATACATGCAGACCTATGGGGAACAGCAGATGCCATTCTTATTGGTAAAGACATGATAGAGATAATAGATCTTAAATCTGGTAAGTGGGCAGTAGAAGCAGATAACCCACAAATGCGTATCTATGCACTTGGTGCATTATCCAGATACGGAGATGACTGCACAGTTCAGATGACCATAGTACAACCAAGAGGTTGGCACAAAGATGGTCCTATTAGATCATATTCCATATCAGCTATTAACTTAGTTGAATGGGCCTATGAAACTTTAAAGCCAGCTGCCGAAGCTTGCTTTGAGGAGATACCCACATACAACTATAGCAAAGACGGATGCCGTTGGTGTAATGCTAAAGATGCGTGTGATACTTATAAACAAAACCAACAGGGAGACTGAAATGGTAAAAGAAAATACAACTGAAAATGTTGATGAACCAACAATAAAGTTTGCAGATGATGGCAAGGAACATAAGATAAATGAAATGCCAGACAATGCAAAAGAGTTGATGGCTAGATGGCAAGAGAAGAAACAAGTGAGAGACGAGTTTATTATCAAAGCCAACAATGATATTGACGATTTAAATACTTTACTTAGTTCTTATGAAGCTCGTATGAAAAACATATTAGAGCCAACAGAAGAAAAAAAGATTGAGGTGCAATAATGTCGTTAGCTAATATTAGACAAAAGGCAAAACTAAAACCACCAATCTTAGTATTGTATGGGCCTGGTGGAATCGGTAAAACATCTTTTGGTGCAACTATGAACAAACCAATTATAGTTCAAGCAGAAGATGGCATTGGTAAGATTGAGTGTCCTCATTTTCCTGTAGCTAAAACTTATACAGAATTAGAAGGAAACTTAAAATCTTTAATAGAAGAAGATAGCGAATTTAAAACTGTCATAGTAGATAGTTTGGATTGGTTAGAAACTTTAATGCAGGACTATGTATGTGAAAAGAATGGTTGGCCAGATATCAGCTCGCCAGCATACGGAAAAGGATATGCCGCCTGTTTAGAGATATGGAAAGAGTATCTTGCTTTACTAAACCAGTTGCGAGACAAAGGCTTTACTGTCTTACAGATTGCACATAATGAAGTAAGAAGATACGAAGATCCATCAAGCGAACCACATGACAGACACCAGATTAAGTTGCATAGAAAAGCAGCTGACTTGGTTATTGAACATAGTGACGCAGTATTCTTTGCTAATTACAAGATAGGTACTATTCAAGTAAAAGGTAAAGGCGGTGGTATGACTACTAAACTGAAGCAAGGAGACAGAACTATCTTTACACAAGAGACACCTGGCTTCCAAGCTAAAAATAGATTTGGTCTTGATAATGAAATGCCTTTTGAATGGCAAGCCATTAGGGAGCAAATGTTAAAGTGATTGATACTAAAGAACTTAACGAACACTTTTGCGATGATGATAAACCGCAATACGATGAAGATGGATTTTGTCGTCATTGTGGAGAGTCAAAGGAAGATTGTTCAGAATATAAATGTTGGATTTAAAAAGGAGTAAAAAATGGATTTAACAAATTTTAATGTAGATGCCTCTAGTGAAGGCAAGTCGGCAGTTGAGCCAGGTAGACATATTCTACATTGGCAAGGCGAAGAAGAAGCCTTGGTAGAAGGTAGAAACGGATGGCGTGGGTGCAAGATGTATTTTGAGATTGATGGTAGTAGCATCAGACTTAATCATACCTTTACTGTTGGCCACGATAATCCTAAGTATGTAGATAGCGGTGTTAAGTCAATGCTACTTATGGCGCAAGCGATGGGATTAAAAGAGCCACCAAAAGATACATCAACTGCCTTTATGGGTAAAAGTGTATCAGCTGAGTTAGTCAAAGATGACAATGGTTATCTAAAGATTAATGAAGATTGGGGTAAGACTTGGCAGGCTACTGATAAAAAGCCAGAACCTGTGGAGAACGACAATATTAAAACTGGTCCCAGTGAAGCAGACTTAGATGCAATGGGGACTACAGTGGCGAGCGAGGATGACGCACCATTTTAATTTTGATGGTAAGAACAGACCCACGCTGTGTGCTTATTGTAAAGCACCAGCTGGGCCTTTTTTAAGAAAAGATGGAGAACACTGGCTTGGAGCGTGCTGTATGGCTCATTTAAAAAAGATTGGGGAGGGAGAAAGACTACCCAACAAAGCACAACTGAATGACACAGGAATAGAATATTCCATAGCACAAACCAAAGATTTATATTTAGAACTAGCAGGTAAGGAAGATCAAAAACCATTGCATAAATGGGATAGAGATAACAGGAAAAGGATCTTCACGACCATCGTTAGGGAATATCTAAACTGGGCGAATGTGCAAGCGCAGTTAGATGATGAGAGAGCTGCAAATGGATTTAACAAAGTACCTGAAAAAGGACATACTCTATAACGACCTTGGTTTTAGTACAGGTAAGAGTACACATGATTTAATAAACGAGATGCAAGCACAAGGATTGCTTGTAGACTTCTTAGAAATTACTGGCGAGATAATCAGAGTGCCAGTAAAAGCAATAGGCGGTAAACCAGATACAGGCGGTCAGAAGTCTGGATATTATGCTGTCAACCAAGTTGGAGAACATATGTTCTGCACTTATGGTAATTGGAAAACTGGTTTTGAGGGCAAGTGGTCAAGCATAGATACTAACCAACTTAGTATTGTAGATAGACAAGAATTACAAAAACAAATGGAAGAGGCTAGTGCTAAGTCGCGTGCCGAAAGGAAGCAAAGACAGGATGAAGTTGCAGTTGAGATGCAAGAAAAGTTTAAGATTTGCCACGAAGCCATTGACCATGAATATCTCACGAATAAAAAAGTTAAAAGTTATGGGTTGAAGCAATTAAATGGTAGGTTAATTGTTCCTGTATATAATACCACAGGACAGATTCGCTCTCTACAGTACATAGATAAAAAAGGGGAGAAAAGATTTGCTTCCGCCTCAGAAATCAAAGGTAATGTATTTTTAATTGGTACCACCTTACAAGATCTAAACAATATAGAAAAATTAATTTTAGTTGAAGGCTACTCAACTGCCGCTTCAGTATATGAAGCAACCCAAATTCCTGTAGCTTGCGTTTTTAGTGCCAACTTCTTGTTGGGTGCAGCCATTAATTTACGCAAGTTAACAGGTGCTAGATTTATTCTTGCACTTGATAATGATGAAAGTGGAGTGGGAGAGAAGAAGGCGCAAGAGTGCGCGAGTGCTGTGGTTAATAGTGCGGTGCGATTGCCTAGTGAAGTTGGCGATTATAACGACCTGTATTTAAAACATGGTTTAGATAAAGTTAGAGCTGAACTCATTGAACATAAGCTAGGCATACAAAAGTATGCGATTCGTAATCTTGTTGGTAAGCCAGAGCCACAAAAGTTTTTAGTTGACGGTCTTATTCCCATTGG